TTTGCCAAAGAAACAGGAGAAAGAAATGAAGTTTGAAACAATTGGTTTGTGCGAACTGAAGTTCAGGGTTGATGTGGCAATCAACCACAAGTTTGAGACGGACAGGCTGGAGACACTCCGTCTGGCGATAGAGAAAGCCATAAACGAAAACGCCAATCACAGCATGGTGATGGGCGAGTCCATGATTGAACTACTGGAGGTGAAAAAATGACTGACGAAAAGAAAGAACTCAAAGTTGAGTTTGCGCCGGGGTGCTTTGACAATTTTGAAGGCACGCAGGAAGAACTCCAAGAGATGATCGCCATGCTTCACCAGATGGTGGCAGACGGCACACTTGACGAGAACGCAACGCCTCTTGACCCAGACGATGAGGAATTTGTCAAGGCAATGCAAGAAAAGACAAGGACACGGCAATGAGCACCCCACAAGAATACTGGGACGCTTGTCTCATTAAAACTTGGAGAGACGCTGGCACGGTTGGAGATGTATTTTCCATGTTCTCTTCCGTCACAAAAACCTTTGTCAGTGAACATGAATTGCTGAGAGTTCCCTCAAAAGTAATTCATCCAAAAATTGGCATTCGAGTATTTGTCGCCCGTTATCTACCCAAGATCAGCGATTGGTTGTGGGATAAGCCAAAAGAAAAAGATGTTGAGTTGCTGAAAAAATTATCCAAATCCAAGTACGACACATTGGATGCTCAATTTAAAACTGAAGCAGATAAAGAAGTAAGAAGAGAACAGCAACGACTCAAAAGAAATCGTTTAAAGGTCGCCATGAACACGCTTGAACGAAGCAACAGAACTCAAGCCACAAACTGGAACGTAACAAAAGCACCGCAAAGCAAAATGGGCGGTAGAACTAGGAGGTACGGATGAAAGGCGGCGCACGACCGGGGTCTGGCAGAAAGCCAGCCAACTTTGATTACAACCGAGCACGAAAACTGAAACAGGAAGGGTTTACCTATGTTGAAATCGCAAACAGATTCGGAGTCACCCTTGGCGCAATCCAATGGTTCTTCAAGAAAGAAAATAAAAGAAATCAACTGGAACGAATGGAATCCGTTCGAGAGAGCGACAGGCGAAGCGTTGAGGCAACTCAACCGAAGGCAAAGGAAATCAACTGAACTTGATGGAGAGGAAGCACCACTATGACAACTGGAATTGAAGAACTGAAACCAATACCAAAGCGGAAAGGGCGGGGGCCGGGTAAGAAACCTGCTCTTTTCTGCACGAGCTTGCGTCTACCAAAGGATGTGATGGAGTATTTCAATACCCATTACCCCGAGACAAAGCAAGCCAAGATGAGAGAAATTCTTACCGATTTTGTGCAATCCCAAAACCAACATTGAAGGAGAAAACCATGGGACGAAGAAAGCTGACAACTGCCGATAAAATCCGCCGATACATGGCGGCGCACCCAACTGCCAGACCCAAGCAAATTGCCGAGGCGCTAGGCGTGAGGGTGGAGTATGTGCATGTCTTGCGCTCAACTGACAAAAGGAAGAATGCGCCGAAGAAGTTGGTAATCCACGCAGGTGAAGCCTTGGTTGCGCAGAAGATGGGCGTGCCCCTCGATGAGTATGCCAAACAGAAAATGAACTTGATGAAGAAGCCCAAAGTCACAAAAGAAATGATGCAGTCAGTGGTTGACGACCTCAGAGCGAAGCGCAAAGAAAAGATAAGCCCATTAGACACGATGCCAAAAGTGGGCGACACTGTCGGAGGACTGACGCTGACACGGATAGAAAAAGACGGCCAGTATCAGTATGGTTGGGTGCGTCAAGCCCCCGAACTCCCCATCACCATGGAGGAGCCGAAATCTGATCCAGTGAACCATCCTGCTCATTACAAAGCAGGTGGAATCGAGACCATCGACTTCATCGAGGCCAAGGGCTTGAACTACCGACTGGGTAATGTGGTGAAATACATCACCCGAGCCGACCACAAAGGCAACCGCAAGCAAGACTTGGAGAAAGCCATGTGGTATCTCAAGCGTGAGATCGAACAAATTCAAGGAGCATAAAATGAAAGATATGGTTGAACGAGCCGTGTATGATGTGTATGTTTTGGATGGGGTGAAGTATCTGCCGCATTACAGAAACAGTTCAGTGTATGTTGGGCCGGGCTACAAAGACGGAGATGTTGCGTATTCCAAAGCCTACATGAAACAAAGCGGGGCCAAAGAAGAGCAAGCACTTTTGTGGGTGCGCTCTACACTCGGGGTCATCAAGAACGTGTTGAACCCAGCCTAACATTGTTAGGGTAAATCCTGACCCTCAGCCGCCTTCGGGCGGCTTTTTTATTGTTGACAAAGTAAAGCGCTGTGCTATACTGACCTCCCGAAATCAACTGGAGTGTTAGATGACCACACGCATGGAAAATGCCCTGTCCCTCGCCGATCAGTGCTGGGGCAAAGCCTACAAGACCGCACCCGAGTTTGTAGAGCGCTACTTCGAATTGGCAGAAGCGTTGCTCACAAGTAAGCCACTTGTGACTGGCGACGAATTCAAAGAACACTGCCGCAACAACCGACTGTTCCTCCCCGCAACCCTGCACCCCAACACATGGGTGTCTGGCGTTCGTGTTTTACAAAAAGGTTTGGGTTGGATTGAGCCGACTGGTAAAGTGGAGCCGGTCAAGATGCACAATCACATGCCTGTCGTAACCCTCTGGAGGAGCAAAATTTATGGCGCAAACGCCCGAAGCCAAAGTCAAAGCCAAGATCAAAGCCCTGTTTAAAAAGTACAGCGTGTACTACGCTATGCCGATTGGGACAGGCTATGGCAATTCTGGTGTGCCCGACTTCCTGTGCTGTGCAGGGGGACACTTTCTGGCTATCGAAGCCAAAGCAAATGGCGGCAAACCGACTGCCCTTCAACTCAAGAACATCAATCAGATCAACGACTGTGGCGGCACTGCCATCGTGGTAGATGAGACTAACCTAACAATGTTAGAGGCAATTCTAAAAGCACGGACGGAGAAAGACGATGAGTGAAACTACAAGAGAAGTAGACCTCAATGATGGGGTACAACTTATCCTCAACCGCATGAAAACCAACCCCGAAGAATTCTTCGGTGATGCTGGGCGGTGGAATTGGATATTCAAAGAGAACTTGCGAGAGGTGATGACCGAGATTGAGAAGGCCGCAATCTTTGAATCGCTCAAAGAAGTTCGCCGAGCCGAGCTTACGGCAAAAGCCTTGGGCACAATTCTGCGTATCGAGGAGGAGGCAGAACTCAAAGAGAAGGGGGCGCAGGGTGCGTACACAGGACAGAATTTGGCCATGAGCACAGGAACAGTTGCCCCTGCTACCTTAACTGCACCGAGCCGAGGCCGGTTGAAAGACCTCGGATGAAAATTCTGACGCTCGACTTCGAGACTTTCTACTCCCCTGCGTTCAGCCTGACCAAGATGACGACCGAGGAGTATGTGCGGTCGCCCGACTTTGAAGTCATCGGTGTATCAGTGCAGGAGGATGGCGGGGAGCCAGTGTGGTTCAGCGGCGACGCTTACGCCTTGCACCAGTTCCTTACCTCTTATGATTGGGCGAACGCTCTGGCGCTAGCGCACAACGCACCATTTGATGGAGCAATCCTGACGTGGAAGTTTGGCATCAAACCCAAGGGCTGGCTGGATACCCTATCGATGGGGCGTGCCCTGCATGGTACGGAGGTAGGAGGAAGCCTTGCGGCCTTGACGCATTACTACGACCTTGGGGAAAAAGGCACAGAAGTTGTTAACGCACTTGGTAAACGCCGAGCCGACTTTGCCCCCAATGACCTTGCCCGATATGGCGAATACTGCAAGAACGATGTGGCCCTGACATGGAAGCTCTTCAACGCAATGAGCGCTGACTTCCCGCCCGAGGAGTTGCGCCTGATTGATTTGACGGTGCGTATGTTCACCGACCCAGTGTTGCAGTTGGATACGCAGATATTGAACAAGCATTTGAACGCAGTGCGCCAGCGCAAAGAGTCATTGTTGGGGGCGTTCGACAAAGACACCCTGATGAGCAACCCTCAGTTTGCTGATGTGCTCAGGTCGATGGGGGTTGAGCCGCCGATGAAAATTAGCCCAACGACGGGGAAACAAACCTATGCCTTCTCTAAGACAGATGAAGCGTTCAAAGAACTTCTCGAACACGAGAACCCTCAAATACAAGCATTGGTCGCCGCACGGTTGGGTACGAAGTCTACGATTGAAGAAACACGAACAGAACGTTTTATTGGAATTGCTGGCCGAGGGTCACTCCCTGTCCCCCTGCGGTATTACGCCGCACACACCGGACGCTGGGGTGGAGATGACAAGCTCAACCTCCAGAACCTCCCCCGCAATTCGCCCCTGAAGTTTGCGATCATTCCCCCATCTGGGTATGTGTTTTTGGACTCAGATTCATCGCAGATTGAGGCACGCACGCTGGCTTGGCTGGCTGGACAGGAAGACTTGGTGGAGGCATTCGACCGTGGCGAGGACGTTTACAAGATCATGGCATCTGCTATTTATGGCAAGAGCGTGGCGAGTATCACGAAGGATGAGAGGTTCGTTGGGAAGACCACAATCCTTGGTGCAGGATATGGTATGGGCGCTCAAAAGTTCCAAGCGCAACTCAAGAACTTCGGCGTTGAGTTGGAGTTGGAAGAAACGAAGAGGGTCATCGATACCTATCGGCAGACGTACCCAGCCATCCCACAGCTCTGGCAAGAATCACATTCCATCTTAGGTGCAATCATTGGCGACCAGTACGCCGAGTTTGGACGCAACGGCATCTTGAAGGTTGAGGGGCGCAAGGGCATCCGACTGCCCAATGGCCTGTACATCAAATATCCTAATCTGCGGTTTACCGAGACCGAGCAGAACGGACGCCTCA